TCGAAAAGAAAGAAAGCTCTCATTCATCAGATCTAAAAACAACATGAAGTCTAAAGGTTATATCCCCCCAAAATGGATTTTAGAAAATAATTCATGGCCGACAAAATGGAAAAATACCAAACCTAGTTTATTTGAAGAAAGTTGGATTATAGATATGGTGAAAAGATAATAAAAAAAAGATTTTCAACCTTTGAAAATCCAAAGGATAACATGTGCTCTGAATGCGAAGTTAAATCAGACTGGCCTCCTAAAATCTTTTAATAAATTCCTGAATGATTCATACTCCTTAAAAAAAGGAGTCAACCATGAATAATTTAATGTTTATTCTTTGCTTATGTCCTGCGTTGTCTTTTGCTTCAATCTCCATTCAAGACATCTCTTACGTACTCGGAAAAACAGAATCGAAAAATGAGACTGTAGCCTTTCTTCAAGAAAAGAAAATCGCCTTAGAAAATGAAGATCAAGAAATTCCCGATAATTTAGATAAAAAATATTATTTGAAAGGAAGGCTTACTTTTTATACACGTCTTTTGAGTAAAGTAGAAGATAATTGAAAATATAGAGTGAAATGAAAAAGATTTTATTGCTTATAACATTGATGTATATACCCTTCGCAAATTGTCAAGAATATAATCTGTCTGATCAAATCAAAAGATCAATGGAACCAATCGATGAATTATTGACAGAATATGATAAAAAAGGGTTTAAATGCGAACATGACTTTAATTTTCACGTGGGCTATTTATATGGAAAATATGTTGCTTACTCGCATATTTTAGAAATTATTAAATTAAATAATCATGCCACTCTGACAGCTGAAATTCTTCCATAACCAGCAGCAGCACCTGTACTAAAAGTTGCTAATCCTACTAAATAGTAGGTAGTAGTGGCTGTTAATGCCACTCTAAATCCTGCTACTGTCAAAGCAGTTGATCCAGCTGTTGCAACGTAATTTTGTGATGTATATTGATCGGCAATAGTACCGGCAATTGTTGCTGATGTTGCACTTATAGAAGTTTGAGCCAAAGAAGAAGTACCAGTATAAGCAAAATAAGTATTACAAGAAATATCCCATATTCCAGCTGTCACGCTTATGCTTGTTATATTCGTACCTGTAGCAGATGGTAAATTTACGTTAGTTCCTGTTGCTGCAATTCTTTCACCTAAAAATCCTGCACTTGGAGATGTTGTTCTTGATCCCTGAATAGTTCCTGAAGCAGTTTGTGTAGTGACATTAATGATTGTTCCTGTTCCTGAAAGAGAAAGATTCGAATATTGTATTGTTCCGGCTCCAGTTAATACGGCAGTTGCATTTGTACTATTAATAATACATCCCAAAACAGGAACTGTTGTACCTGATCCAATTGATATGCAAGCAGCTGTTCCAGAAAAAATACCCGAATTATTGATTGAAATTGTTCCAGTACCACTCGTGGTTAATGCTGTGGCATTAATTGCAGCACAATTTAATTGAGAATTGATAATTCCACTTGTAGTCCCAGAAGAGGAATAAGTAATAGGAAAAGATATATCTGAAAATTCAATCGCAATAAGTCCAGCTGATTTAGTACTTACAGTTGTAGAATTACCAGAGTTATTTATCATTGAATAAAGAATTCTAAGATTACCTGCTGAACTATCGCTAAAAAGGGATATTCCTGTCGTACCAATATCACCAGAACATTCTTTTATATTAATATTTGATGAAGATGAGCTTGAGGAGAAAGTAATTCCTGTGTTGTTACTGCAATTCAAATAACAATTATTTAGGTTAACAATAGAGGCTGCACTGCCTGTTACAGCCAATAGAGCTGCTGAGTTAGTAACTAGTCTGATTCCACTTATGTTGCATGTCCCTGCGGTTGTCATCGTCAACGTACCAGTTATTGATGGTACATTTAATGATCCTCCTGTCCATGCAGTGATGTTTACTCCGGCTGTTAGAGTCACATTCTCCGTTACACTATCTCTAAGGAATATAGTATCTCCAGAAACGGCATCGGCCATTGCAGAGGCCAAAGTGGTATGGGTTCCGTTGGCCGATGATGTTGCAACGATCAGATGAGATTCACCATAATTATTTGTTGCTAGAGCATGTGTCAGTGCCATAAAATTCCTTTATTTTTGTTCGTTTTTAGAGGAACGAACAAACCTAAATTATTAAACTGAAAGATCTTTAAGGCAATGAATATTCAAAGATGCAACAACAACAGGAAACTGAATACCGATTGTATTCGGTGCCATTTCCAAAATAAATGCAGATGCATTTCTGAGTTTCAAAACATCACCAGCTTGCACAGAAATAATCACTTCGTTGTCAATATGCAATGTGTCATCGTTAGGTGCTTGTGTATAACCGGATATTACGCTTCCTGGAACTACAACATTATTAACCCACAGACCGAAAGAAAATGAAGGTGTAGGTTGAGGAATTGGAGGTTGAACTCTAGCTTCAGCACCCCAGTTAATTACGTAAACACCTGATTTAAGAAATTTAACTGAACCATCAACTCCCATCATGGACAAATCAAAATCAACTGCAGTAACAGCATTTTGACCTTGGAACAATACAGCATCAGCTCCTGTTCCAAATGCAGCAATAGTTTGTGGAGGAGAAGCAAATAAATTTGCCCATCTATCACAGCAACATTTTTCAGATGGAGGACGTGGTTCGCAGTCTTTTCCTGCAGGTCCTTGTAGACCTTGAGGACCTTGGAGTCCTGTTAAACCCATATTACCTTGAGGTCCTGGAACCCCTTGAATCCCTTGCGGGCCTTGTAAACCTGGAACGCCTTGTGGGCCTTCTTTGCAATCACAACATTTTTTATGATCATAATGATCATATTTCATATCGTCTTTACACATGATAACCTCCTTTTAAAATTTAAGGACCATGGTAAAATCAAGCTATTAACCATGTACCGATCACGGAAACCGCCATAAAAAAACCTTGAGTAGCATCAAAGCGAAGAGTTACTGAATCTCCTATCGCTGTGCTAGTAGCGGTTCCTGCTGCGGAAGATAATAATGTGCCGATACGTATTTTTTGTGCTCCTACAGCCTGAATAACAAGTGCTCCGGCTGTTGTACAAGAATAAATAAATAAATCACCATCTGCTAATCCAGCAGATGCGGGCAATGTTCGAGTTACTGCGGCTGTGACAAATTCTCCTGTATTCAAAGATGAAGTTGCACTTGATCCGACTTGAGAAAAGGGCGGGCTTTTTACTGTAAGAGTAGAACCTGAGCCAGAGGTTTTACTTCCAGATAAACCAAGGATATTCCAGTTATTAGCAGTTGGGCTTAATGCTCCACCACTATCACCGGTTATAGTTTTTGCAGCTCCTGTAGTACTTAAAGTAACAAATCCAGTTGCAGCCACTGCAAAATCTGTAGAACTAAAATTAGACAAACCGATCTTTGTTGCGTCAGCTGCTGCTAATGCTTGGCTAGTTTGAACTTGAAGAGCCATTGTATTTGCTCCAGTTCCATTAGTTCGAACTGGATTTGTCCCTGCTGCGACAACAGCTCCGTTGAAAGTAATAGTTCCACCAGATGGAACAATAGGTGTTGTACCCGTTTGAAGAGCTACTCTTTCAATCGCTGCTGATCCGCCTGTTAGACCTATAGTAATTGTACCAGGACCATTCGTTATAGTAACACCAGCACCAGCTGTAAGTGTATTGACATCAATATGTGTTCCACCTGCATTTACACTAGTTCGTCCAATCCATAATTGACCATCTGTTAATATTCCATTAGCCAACTGACCTTTAGATGATCCAGAAATACTAAAATCTGCATTATTAGCATAAACAATATCATTTGCAAAACCAGCCATTAGATCACCTCAATATATGTTGCTAAAGCTCTCCAGCGGTGAGTTTTTAATGCAATTCCAGTTGCTTGAATTATTACAGAATTACCACTGACTACCATATTAGCATCAGCAGTATCGGCAATTTCTTCATTAACTATCTTGTCAGGAGTTCCACATAAGGTTGCAGTAATTCCATCTGTTCGAGCTGATCCAGAGATAAAATAACCATCACCATTAACATCCGTTACATTAAAACATGCAATTTGAATATCAAATGTAAAAACAGCTGGTGTAGTACCTAAAGAAAAAGATACTATTGTCGAAGGAGTAGCATTATTAGTGGTTAAAGTACCAGATATTCTATTGGTTAATTGAACTGTTAGAGTATTGCTTCCAGAGCTTCCATCAGTCTGAATTCCATTATTATTATTCGTCGAAACAGAACCACCTGGAACATTAAGAATATTAGCTGCTGGTATAGCTGGCGAATTGATATCCGTAACATAAGAAGTTGCGACTGTTGGAGGTACAGGTCCACTTATTAATGATTTATATACTTGGCTCAAAATATACCTCTAAGTATTTTGTGCATAAACATAAGCGATTGAAAAACTTCCTGTTGCTGCACCATTACCAAAAAATGATGTTCCGGCATCAAAAGTAAAATTGCTAGCAATGCCGTGGTTTCCTCTCATATCCAATACAAGCGCTTCCCCTGCCGTGAAAGTTTTCCAACTGACAGAATCTATTGAAATGACAACAGATGAGGTGCTTTGATTATCAAAGATAATAATGACAGGGCTTTCCGTTAATGTTCCAATAAGAACATTAGCACCTGTCATTGCTTGAATAAGCTCAGTGGCAGGTTTTGCTCTTTGACTAAGATTGATTGCCATTAAATTGCCTGTTCGGATTTTTCTTCTTTTATTACTTCAATTTTACTTGATTTCTCTTCTTCTTGCTTTGCTTTAGCAGCATCTTCAACTCTCCCGATATATTTCATAAATTGGAAAAGAGCTTCTTTGATATGATTCAAAGGAGCATCACAATCACAAGTAAAATGATAAATTTTATTTTCAATATTGCATTCTAGACCAGTTATATTTTTCAGCATATTTTCTCCAATTCAGTATTTAGATTAATTTACAATCATCCAACCAACGTTTGAAACATCAGTTGCACAAAGTGTAGTTGCATCTGCTGTCAACCAAGAATTAATTACAAATGATGTTCCATTAACGATTGTTCCGCGCGTTAACATACCCATTGGGTTTGCTCCTGTTGCTCCTACAGTTTGTCTTGTTAAGAACACAATAGAACTTGATGTAATTGCAGTTGTTGAAACTGTAGCTGTTCCACCTACTAGAGTTACTGTACCAAATGAGTTCGCACCGGCTGTAGTAGTTGAAGCAACTGAAGAACTCACTATTTTATTTCCAGCTGTTCCAAGAACTAAATTACCATTTGTTGCGGTGATTGCTCCTGCAGTAGCAGTCAATGAAGTGCTAGCTGTTAATGAACCAGTAACCGCAGTATTTCCAGTAGCATTACCTATTAATACTGCTCCTGTTCCTCCAGTTCCAATTGTAACCGTTCTAGCACCTGATGTAGCAATGTTTACAATACCAAGAATTGTAGTAGAAGAAGCATCACCTGCAATTAAAAGAGTATTTGCACCTGTTGCACTATCTCCAATATGGATGGTTTTACCACCAGTTCCTGCTCCTAGATTTAATGTCTGGACTCCTGCGGAGGCATTTCCGGAAAGGATGCTAACAGTTGAAGCAGCTCCAGATGCAGCATTTGCGATGTTAATTACTTGTGCGCCTGTATTAATAGCATTACCGATTTGAAGGGTAATACCGCCGGCGGCAGTACTATTTCCGATAATGATCGCAGAAGCGCCAGTCATCGCAGCACCACCAAGTGTGATTGTGCCGGAAGTCATTAAAGCACCGATAGAAACAGTACCTGTGGTTGTAGTATCGTTAATTTTTATAACGTTGGCACCGGTACCTCCCAACGTAATATCTGTTCGTGCAGAACCAGTTCCAATTGAAACAGTCTGAGTCGTTCCAGTAGAATTTCCAGTTAAAACATTTACTGCATAAGTTCCGGCAGTTCCAACACCTGTCATCAAGTTAAATGTTTGACTAGCTCCAGGAGTTGCACCGGCTAATACGTTAACAACGTTAGCGCCTGCAATTGTTGCTGCACTAGATATACTTACTGTTTGTCCAGCTGTTGAAGCCCCTAAAGTGATAAGACCTGTCTGTGTTGCAGAACCGATAGCCATTGTGGCTCCGGCTGTCGCTGTAGATAAGGTAAAGTTACCTGCCGATCCCACAACTATTCCAATAGCGCCAGCACTAGCACCTCCGATGGTTGTAGCTGCACCGCCTGAATTATTGATTAAAGTTGTTCCTACAACTGTTAATCCAGCTACTGTGAGAGTACCGCTTGCTATAGTTGCACCACCGTTAAATGTGGCTAATCCTGTGAAAGTAGATGTTGAAGTAATAGCAAGGGTTGATAAAGTAGTTAATCCTGTGACACCAAGAGTTAAACTTACTGTTGCTGCTCCAGTTAAAGCAAATGTTCCTGTGGCTGCTATATTTCCTGTTGCATTTCCAATTAGAACTGCTCCTGTTCCACCAGTACCAATAGTAGTTACACCTGCCCCTGATGCATTAATATTTGCTGTTCCTACTTGAGTTAATGCTGCAAGTGTTGTTGCACCTGTAACCCCTAAAGTAGTACTAATTGTTAATGCTCCAGTCAAAGCAGTGTTACCAGTTGCATTACCGAGTAATAAAGCTCCTGTTCCACCAGTATTTATAGTTGTTACACCGGCTCCGGATGCATTTAAACTAGCAGTACCAACTTGTGTTAATGCACCAAGAGTACTCAATCCGGTAACGCCTAAAGTTGAAGATGCAGTAATAGTTGTTGCAGCAACTGGTCTTGGAGTCGTGCTACCAAATCCTCCAGCAGGTGGCGCAGCAAAAACAGCAGCTAAGTTGCTAGGTTGTAAAGCTGTATTTGGATTAGGAGCTGTTCCCAAAACAGCATTAGCATCAGTTTCAAGAAACACAATACCGGCTTGTGTAGTATTAGCAGGAGGAACAGCTCCAGCAACTACACCTGCGATTACTGTTGCCACATCATTAGATAATGGAACAATTGCACCCGCAGGAGCATTTCCATTCTGTAATTGAGATAATGTCGCTAATTCTACGGTTCCGAATGTTGTCGTTGTTGCAGGATTAGCTCCGGCTGTCGTCCAAGTCTGACCATTGAAAACATATTCAGTTGGAGGAGTTGTAGAATTATCATAAAATTGCTGACCTAGCTGTGGTTTAAATGAAGCTGGTGGAGGACCATTTCCACTAATTGGGCTTCCTGGTACGCTTAATAATCCACCGATTCCGTATGCGAGAGGCATAAAAACTCCTAAACTTAAAAAAATTTTTATTTTTAGAATAATTTATATGTTTTGTTGTGTATATAAATTAAAATTTAAACTATAATCACCTTTAGTTAATATTAACCACTATTGACTACAATTAACCAAATATGGTAAAACATGGGTAATGATGATGAGGTTGGAAATGAATTCCTTTCGATCAAGGAATTTGCGATTTTGTTAAATGTTCATTCTAACACTATTAGAAGGGCTGTTAAGAGCGGAAGAATTAACGCTTTTAAAGTCGGGTATGGAAAGAAAGCGATTTACAGAATAGCCAGAGCTGAGATAAACCGAATAGCGATTTTTGATTTGGAAGAGATGATTGAGAGAATTATCGAGAAAAGAACTAATAATCATGCGAAAATATGAATGGATTTCTCACTTAGAATGGTTGATTATGTTTTTAACACTTATCGTGGGATTCTATAGAATTCATTCTAAGATTGAATCTTTCAAAGATCGCATAGATAAATTTATTGAGGAAAGAAAAAAGGAAATTAAATGAACTGGCAAGATATATTATTGATTGTATTACCTTTAGGTAGTTTATCAGCATGGATTTATTCAAGATTGGATAAAAGATTTGATAAGATTGACAATCGTTTTGAAAAAATTGAGAAAGAATTATCTCAATTAAATACACGAGTTGCGGTCATTGAAAGTAAACAATCTGATATCAGCACAAATGTCACGCATTTGATGTGGCATCATCAGACTTTACCTCAGAAAGAAGTTAGAGAGGAATAGGGGGAAATAATATGGAATTATCAATAATTATATTTATTGTTTTATCTTTGATTTCTATTATTTTTTTTAGAGACTCAGAAGATGATAAATTGACTAATCCTTTTTCCTAGATCTATTTTTAAATTTACTCTTAAATTCATCAACGGAAGGACCTCGTTTTTTTCGTTCCTTTTCTTCTTGTTTTGCAAGTTCTTTATCTAGCTTGGACATGCTATGAACCATTGCAGTTGCATTTCCTCTTAATGAATTACTTATCACATCTCTATAATATCTTCCTAATGTAGGACTATTTGAAACTCTATAAAGAATCTGACCTGATTTATATAAGGGATATAATCCAGCTCCTGCGACTGCTGTTTTTGGAAGAAATGCTGCACTTCCGCCTATAGCAGGAAATAACATTTTCGCTCCAATACTAGCTGCTTTTCGACCAAAGTTTCTTTCAATGAAATTTGAAATTGCATTGCTTTGGCGATTGACTGCCGAAGCTTCATATCCAGTTCTATATAATTCTGCTGCTTGTGGAAATCTTGCAGCTAAATTTTCATCAATTGTTCGAATAACTGAAGTTTTAAATTCATTTAAATTTCTCAAGGTTGGATTTCTTATTGCTACAGGTATATCCCATCCTCCAGCTTCTGCAATCCATTCATTGATATCATCTCTTGCTTGCATTAAAGAATGTACAGACATGCGATTATTCTGAACTTGCTGAGCTAAATCCCTCATACCTTCCATTGCTCTTGATTTCGAAGGTGTTCTTAACCCCATTCTTAATCTATCATAAAGAGGTAGAAATCGATTAGCTAAACGTGTTACATCTAAAGTAGCATTTTGAGGAACCAAATTTTTACCCTGTGCAATTCTTTCACTTGCAAATTGTCCTGGATTTGATTGACCTGCTATAGAAGTTACTAGCATAGTTCCTAATTTAGCCTTTTCCGCAGTTGATTTATCTGCTCCTACATAATCTAAACCTTGTTTAACAAGATTTCCAAGAATAGGAGCACCTAATTTTGTCATGAATCTAAATGGGCCAGAACCAGGGCTAAATGCCGATGTAATATCTTGCGTTAAATCTCCAATGAATTCTTCTTTTTTTCCCCTGGGTTCAAAATATTCTCTACTTCCACCTAACTTTTCAGCGATATCTTTAGTTGCAGTTTCTCTTAATTCAGAAGAAGTCAAAGGATTCATGAACATATGTTCAAATGAACTTTCCTCTGGTTGTGGAAGATTTTCTTCATGGGTTTTTAGTTTTTCTGGAAGAAATGATTGAAGATAATCTTTTGTTTGCTGATATGCTTTTTTCAAATTTCCTGATGCTCCTACAAGGATTTCTCCTGCTCTAGAAGCATATTGACCTGTTTTTCTAAAAAATGATTCTTGGCTTTTTTCAGGTTTATTTTTTTCTGCAACGATTTTTAAACGTTCTCTTATATTCGAACCGATAGAATTAATTTCTTCATCTGATATTTTATTTGTGTCATTCGATATCATAGCCATCTTCTTTCATCATTTTTAATGCTTTTTCTTCATTTGATCCTGCAATAAAGAAATATTTCTCTAAGATATTATCATCTGGAAATGTTCCTTCTTTCACTTTATATCTTCCATTTCTTTGCTTAAATTTATCATAAGCTTCTTCTAATTGTGGCTTTATATCTTTTAATACTTTACCTCTTAAATTATGTGGTAGAGGTTCTCCAGTTCTTTCTTGTTTGTCAGTGTAATATTGAAGTCTTTCTTGTTTAAGTCTTGAAGGCAAAAGCATTGCTTTAATATTTTCTCTTATCTGTCTTCTACCTTCAGGTGTTTGAAGAAGTGTTGGAATTCTTTGAAGTGAAACTTTAAATTCAGATTGCAAAACTCGGCTGCCATAATCCGCCTGAAGAGAACCACCACCAAGAAGATCGAGAGCTAATTTTGTATATTCTTCATTAGCAGGGTTTTTTAACCATTCAGGATTTAATCCCATAGTTTCCAATAAATTTATCATTCCTGAATCTGATAAATTTTCATCATTTTCTAATTGTTCCATTTTATCTAAAATTGCTTCTCTTCGATTAGAATCTTCATATTGATCATATGTTTTATTAATGTAATCTTTATTTTCTTTATAGCTTTCAGTTACTTCTTTTGCCTTGTTTTTATCTTTTTCTAAGATTTGTTTATTTTTTTCTCTCAGTTGTTGGGCCAATCCATGTTCTCCCAATAATTCAGCATTAAAAATATCACTTTCAGGAGCCATGGTAGGAACACTGATATTTCCAACTTCAATTTCCCCTTGATCATTCATGATGTCTTGTCGTGGGCCACTATGTTCTTTCTGTTGTCCATTGGAGAAGTATTTTCCAAGAGGAGATTCTTTTAAAGCATTTAATCTTGCATCATATTTATCTTTATACATCTTAGGAGCTAGTTTAGCTTTATATGCTTCTCTAGCTAATTCCTGACGAATTTTAGGATCCTTAACACCTGAAAGATCAATACCTAATTCTCTTTTAGCAAATTCATTTTCTTGTCTTCTGATTTGCTCGGCTTCTTTTTTTTGTTTTTCAGCTTCTCTTCTCTCTTCCCCAATCTCCATCCCTTCCCCAAGTCCTTTTCCAAGACCTGCTCCGATTGAACCCCATGCGCTTCTTTTAATCGGATTTCCACTTAATACGATAACCATAATAAACCTCTATTATTAATACATGCTTCCGCCACTGCTTAGGCCACCGCTTTGAATTCCACCACCGCCACCAAATCCACTGAATATTTTTTCTCCAGCTGCTTTTCCTGCTGATTGTGCAAATGATGAGCCTAATGTTTTCCAGAAACCAGGTTCTTTCTGTTCTTTAGGTGCTAGGATTCTTTCAGATGGTCTTTCTCCCATCAACATATGGCTCATTTCCATGAGATCTTTGAGAGCTTGTCTACTTAGATTTTGTCGATTTGAAGCCAATCTTTGTGCAAAATCAGAACCTGCTTGATTCATTGTATTTTGAAAACCACTGCTTCTTCTAGAACTCATTGCACCTTGACCTCCTCCACCCTGACTAAATCTTCCTGCGATATTTCCTTGTATTCCTCCGAAATCTCTTAGAGCAGGTCTTTCCATTTCATCAAAAAAAGATTGATCCCCACTTGCCATTTTAAATATATCGCTATCAGGACTAAGTTGTGAAAATAAGTTTTGAAACATTTCAAGCTGTTCAGGTGTGAATTGTTCTAAAACTCCTCCACGATATCCCTTAGGGATGATATCTTTTTTCCCTCCTCCCCTACTTCCACCGCCAAATGGCAATTTACTGTTAGATTCTCTTCTCATAGTTGAAGCAGTAGGAGAAAAACCTATTGAACTTAATATATCGCTATTCATAAATACCTCTTTTTATGCCGGACTAAGCCATTGTAATGTAATCTTGCCTTTTGTCAATGCTGTAGCCCCAGCTCCTACAAGAAAAACAATTTGTGTACTTGTTAAATAAAATGTGATTTGACCTGGTATTACAACATCGTTACTCCAAAATAATCCATAAGATCGCGTTCCGTTAGTGTAACTTCCAAAACAATTAGTAAATTGATCAGGATCTACAACTAATATTCCATGATTAATTGATGCAGTTGAAGTGAATGTATAAACTTGTCTCAAAGTTTGCTGTCTAGGATTTGCATTTATAAACCATGATTCACCAGTAATTGCAGGTCGATTAGTTGGAAATATTCCTATAGTCCTATAGTTTACAGCCGTTGCAATGTCCACATAGCTTTTGTTAACTTGAACAGTAAGCTCCGATATCTCCTCAGGAAAATTCCTTGAAGTTCTAAGATATGGAATCTGATTTACTACGTTTGATGACATAATACCTTAAGCCAATAGCATTGACGGTGAACAATCAATAATAAATCCATGCAATTCGATTTCTGCAAATTGATTTTTTGGTGCAACTGCAGTTGAAGTTCCACCTGAAATGTAAGTAGTAAAACTTGTTGAATCCACATCAATTGTTGTTGTCGTTGCTGTTGATGATAAAACAACATAACGGTTTTGATTCAATTGAGTCATTCCTACTACATCATCAATTTGAATTAACGTTCCTACAGGATAATTTGCAGTCGATGTTAAGACAGCGGGATTAGATTTAGTAATACCTGTTATTGCAATAGGACTTCCATTAACTGTCAATGATCTCATCTGTTCATCTGACATCGTAAATCCAATTTGAACCGTATCTCCTATAAGCGATGTATTTATTCTATGCCATGTCTGAATCTGAGATTTTGCTGTTACCATCTGTAGATTAATATTAGCAGGAAGTAATCCAAGATTTGTACTTTCTGGACATGTGTAAAGGACTGAGCTATATATTAGTGAATCGTTTAAAACATTAATAGATGGAACAATCGGACCATCGCTGTAAGAGAATTCATCATTCTGACTTAAGAATATGAGTAGTTGAATCTGAGAGTTAGCAGTTGTTGTTAATAGATATTGTTGGACGCCAATTCTTGTTTTTCTAGCCATACCCCAAGAAACAGGAAATTGTCTTGTTTGGATTAACGGAACATACATTCTTTTAATTACACCACCACCTAAATAAGTTCCTGCTGATATGGTTGGATTTAATTCAAATGTATTAGAAGTAATTGCAGGAGCAACCGAAAAGATCTTACCATTAACTTGAGTTCCAACTGTTCCAATGGCTCCACTAATAATTATATAATCTCCTTCATTCAAAGTATGATCGAGAGATGTGACTACACTTCCTGAAATATTTTGAATATAAAGTGAATTTCCTTCATCCGTACCATCATCTCGAAATAAAATAAATCCTTGCTGATTACCTCCAATCACTTCAGGTTGTTCAAGATTTGATGAACCGGCATTCCAAGGTGCATTCCATGCTCCCCAAGTGGGATAAACTGTTCCTATGGTTCCCCATGTAAATCCTGTAGATTTTCTAAAAGATCCATAAGTGGTATAAGCTTCATTAAAAATAGCCCAGCTATTATCTCGGTAATTGAATTGAAGAGTTTGATTTGGGAATTTGTACTTATCTTGATTAATATTTTCAGGAAAAGTGAAGTAAACCCATTCATTTATAAAATCTCTTTGAGCTGTAAATCTTTCATTTCCATTTTGAGTTAAGGAGATTTGAAAGACTTCATCGGGAATTTCTAAGTCGATTCTTTGACAAGAAGTTTGACTTGTGCTGATGTATCCTCTTTGACCCCTGGTTAAGACACCTTGATCCATATTAATGACTGAGAATGTACTTCCAGATCCTAACTCGGAATTGATCAAGTAGAATTGGAATGGAACAATATCATTTCCACTATAGACGACTCTTGTTTGAGTAGCACTGAAACCTACAATCAAAACATCTTCATTGGAAGAAGAAGTAATAATAGGTTCAGAAATGCCCGCTGAAATGAATCCACCAAATCCTGTAAGATCTTCCCAATAGGCAACTGGTGATGCCGTTTTATTGTCAGGTACTAATATAGGATGGAAAACAGTAGTTGCAAGGCTTGGATCCCCTGTAAATGAAGCTGTATAATAAGGTGTTCCATTTTGGCTATAAATGATTGTATCTTGAAGATAAACTTGACTCCCTGCTGTTGATGTTTGAATGACTGGACCTAAGAAAAGAAGTCTATCCTTGAATGGAACGATCATTCTTGCCCCTACAAGGTAATATTGTGCAGGTGGAAGATCGGCTATAGAGAAATTTGGAAATAAAACTATATTATTCAAAGGGGGTGCAAAGTTTACCCATCCTTTACCTGAATCAAGAGTTGTATAAGGTGAAACTCCATTAGTAGGATCACCATCATACCAACGCAAACTATCAATCGTTGGATCGGATCGATTTGTTAGATATTGAGCAATACCAGTGTTTACTGTATAAACTCCTCCTAATATAGCAAAAGGAAAAGTTACTGTTACTGTATTTGCTGCTTGAGGATCTGCACTTGTGACATAACCAGTTTCATAATTTATTCCAGTAATTCCTTTAACTTCATTAATGAAAAGAAAATCTCCTTGTACTAAACCATGATCTACAATTGTTAAAGTAGCAACAGCGGGTATATTTCCTACACCATAAATTCCATTACCAGCATCAACAATTGTAACACCAGTAATGAATTTATATTGCATTCCTATATCTGAAATAGAGAAAGGAACATTTATTCCATTCGTAGCCCATAATGCACCTTCATAATTTACAGTCCAAAATTGTTGATAGTCTTCTCCATTCCATGTAGTAGCAGTTACAGTTGTTTTTGGAACATAACCAGGTAAATTTGTTGCATCAACAGGAGGATTTTTGTAGTAACTGACATCATAAATGTCATATGGAAAGGTTGTCTTAATATTGTAAGAATAAGTGGTATCAAAAGCTAAAGTTCCAGGAAATTGAGTAGATGTAAGAGCTAATTCTTCAAGACCCATAACAGGTAAATCAGGATAATAAGAAAAAGTTCCTGTTACAGAAGCAGGTGCTCCAATAAAGTTTAGATTCACAAGTCCATTATTATAATTAATGTATGTATTTACATTTGGAACCCCATTTATAGATAATTTTCCGGTTTGAGGCGATGGATCAGTATATGTATTAACTCCATCTGTAAAATTTATCGATCCCAATACAATTGAAGGTAATCCAGATAAAACTATTATTCCACCTCCGCCATAAGGTGTAAATAATGTTGAATCAACATTTAAAGTTAATTGATTTCCAACCTTATTTGTTATTGTATATACATTATCGTTTATTTCACTCATTCCTATTACAGCAGTAATAAATACTTTTTCTCCTATAGAATAATCTAAACCACCTACAAATGTATAAGTTACAACTGCTTGCGCAGCTGTAGTAATGTTTGTGATAAAAATTGATGCAGGAGATAATCCGATATAAGCTAATAGATTTGTCCATCCAAAACCAAAATTTAGAATGGGATTTAAAGCAGTTGCTGTAATTGTCCTTCTCAATCTTCCAAGAAGCGAAGTTCCACGTTTCCTCTTAACCCTTCCTCTCCATTGATAAGCATTAATAAGCGTAGGAAAAGATTCGTTATCAATTACGAATGGTGTGACATCATTTCTTAGACCTTTATTAAGCGGACCGACAACGATTTTTTCTCCCATGTTAGTTACCTATCGCTATCCAATAAAAACCTGGATAAAAGGTTGAAGCTAATGTTGATACAAATCTGTATTCGAAAGAAGTTTTACTCAAAGTTTGTCTATTCACTGATACTGTGCCCGCAGCTAATGGAACAGTTACTCCTGACTGGGGAACAGTTAATACAATGAAACAATTGTTAGGAAAAGGTATAGCTCCAGCAACTCTATTTTTAAAAGTAACAGTTCCCGAATCAGGTGAAGCATTTAATCCTAAACGTCCCCATTGTAATAAAACCCCTCCAATCCATTGCCAACCATCCTCTAAATCCCCAAGACTGAATCCAGTCATTTGAGAAATAGCTCCTAATGCTGTACGAGTATACAACTGTGTATCTGCAACCCCTCCTGTTGTATCAGGAGTATAAGATTTTACGTAAACTTGATTAATCTGAGGAGGGCCTGGTATATTTGCAGGATCAGTTACTTGTGCATCTTGATGAATAATCGTGTGATAACCACCTAAGTTATCTTTAAAACCATGATGGTCGATCTGAATTATGGAACTAATCGAATTAGTGTTTATCTTCATTGGAGGCTGATCATTCGATGGATTATTTGGAGTATCGGGAATCCCTGTGGTATAATTTAAATTCATAATGTTCCTCCTCCAAAATTATTATTTCCTAATCCTTGTGCATAGCCATTGCTATAAATTGTCTCTGTTCTATTATTAGTCCATTGTCTTTGACTTCTTTTCCAAACCAATGTTTCTTGTTCTTTGAATAAAGGTTCATAGAAGTTAAATTGTTCGATATCTCCAGTATCTGAAAGAATCTTTCTCGCCGCTCCCCTTGCGATATATTCAGCCATATAACCGAAAGGTATCGTGGCACTTGTTTGCAAAAATGCAGCAGGAGTTAGGTAAGCATCTAATTCGACTAAATATTGCTTATCAGGTGGGCTTCTTAGTGTTAAAGTATTGTTATAATAGAGAATCGATCTTGGTAATCCACTTTGAAAGTAGTAGCATTGGACACTGATATTTGCTCCGGAAGGAATTGCTACAGGGAATGTAACATTGATCTCACCTGTTAAGTAATTCACTGTATTGGAAGTGATGCTATAAACAGGAGCAGCACCACCTAATGGAGAATTTCCATAAGGAGCTGGTCCAGGTTCCATTAGAAGTCCATAATTCACATTTGTTTCAAGAAACTGGCCACTATCTGATACGATAACATTTGTTCCATCCGCTGCTATTGATGTGATGTAAATAGCAGGAAAAACACTTGTAACTGGTATGTTTTGAATGAATGGATCATTTGCAATATTCAAAATTCTGGCATTGCTTATTAAAGGAGGATCTACGTTGTTCCCTGTGGAAATAATCCCAGTTAAGTCAACATGTCCTCTTAAAAGTGCTGTTACAGGTGGATTAACGGGAGTTGTTACATTGTTTAGTAGAGGAACATTAAAATTATAAGTACTCCCTCCATTTCCTGTTTCAACATTTTGAAGATTTTGGACTACATTTGGATATCCATCAAAAAACAAGTTCTTTTGAGTATGAAGAGGAACTTGTACGCCATTAATATAAGCTGGACCAAGAAATCCTTGATAAACAGGAAACATGCCTATAACTTGATTACCCGGTTCAACCTGGATACTGTATAAAGGCATATTGTATTGATCGACACCTGGAGTTGTTTGAAATTGATACTTAGTTTTCAAATCAAACACTTGTATTCGAGCATCAACATCCATCAACCAGAATCTATTTACATAATCAATCAAGAGATTATCTGAAATGACAGCATTCGAAGGACTTTTTATGATCCTTCGAATATAAATTAAAATATCTTGAAGCATGTTCATTTTTTATGTATCTTCTTAAGTGTTTCTGCTAAAACTGCACGTTTTTTCATGAGTGGATTCTTAGAATGCTCAGCTTTTTTTAACTTCGATTCAGGTATCTTTTTGCCCTCCTTCACATGAAGAGCTTTATGTAATGCACCTGGTTTCTTGATGGCATCTTTGATAAAATTCTTTTTTTCTGGCATTAGAATGACTCCGTTCCCATAAATATTGATTTTCTTGTTGATACGGGATAGGCATCTAAACGCTGAATTGTTGTATCTACGGCCATTGAACCATAATATTGACCCATTCCATCCGCATTAGTTGGTCTATCTTGCATGATTAAACGATGGTGTTTACACCCTTTGATTCTTTCAGCGACATATCTAGGCGCCCATATTGGTTTATTCACCGGGATATTCCATTCTTCAGCCGGCATTCCTGCAAAGGGCTTAGTCCAAAATTCCAAGGTTTCACCGATAATTTCTTTGTTTTCTGCGATAAAATTGACGTATTCTTTAGAGAAGTTGTAGTCTTTGCGATAATCTTCGTTAAACTTTTCTTTAGAGGAAACGGTTCTTTTAGGTTTGATGTAGATATCTTTTGATTTAGCGATTTCACTTGAAGCCAGCTTAGTTTGCGGCTCAACTTCTTCTTTTGGAGCTGTGTTCATTCGATCTAAGGTCATTGATTTGATTTCTGAATCAAACTTTTCAAATTGCTTTTCACACTTATCTAGTTCTTTTTCTGATGCGCTATTAATTTTTGGTCTTCCAGGGCTTCTTTTGTCTTCTTCTGTCATTTTTTACCTACTGGGGTGATATGTTAATAAAGCTTCCAGGAATGTACGTAAGGTTGTTTGTACGTCCTGTATTTACTTGGCCTGAATTTATATCTCCTATAGCTAGACATTGAGATTTTGTAGTCGCTGAAGAAGAAATAAAGGCATCCACATTCATTGATGAATTGATGTTTAATACGAATTGAGTAGAGGAAGGAATTGAGAGAACAAATCCTTTCGTTTCGTTCAGTTGATATGAACCAAAACTTGGAGGAATGATTAATCTAACTTCTTGCCCTACAACATAATTGTGATCCACTGTTGTAGTAATAGTTGTTGTTTGTCCCAAGGAAATCGCAGAGATAACGAATCTGCTAGGCTGATAGAATTCAGGTTCTATCGGCAAATTGTTATACAATGCTATTGGTCCCACATAGGGATAAGGAAAAACCATTTTTACCTAAGTAATAGGATGGCGACAAAATGTGACCACCCTATTTATTAATTATTAAGGTATTGACATATCAGGATATATCGCTAACCAGTGAATTACATCTTCCGCATCACCTACTAAAACTGATCCAGTCACATTGACACCGGCTCCGGCACCAATAATGAATCCTTGGCTTGTATTATTTACAAACGCACCTTGGATTGCAGGACCATTGATAGTATTAACTCTAGTTGTACCAATAGGTATAAAATAAGGAGGAGGATACAACGCTGATCCGGCTGAAACTTGAACACCACCAGTATTCACATCACCAACAGCCACAATCTGAGGATATGAGAGTCCTGGGACACTCGCCACAGTTTGATTGCTATTGAATGCTGTGTAAGCTGATGAGTCAAAGTTAACAACAACAGTATTGTAATCCGTTACCGCAATTACATACGCATAGATCGGAGATCCAGGCGTTGTAATATTAGGCAAAGAATTTAACTGTGTTGTTCCCCACTGAGAAGGAATACGGAATGCTACTTCTTGACCTACAACAAAGTTGTGAGCATCTGTTGTATCAATTGTAGTAGTAGTTCCTAATGTGATCGCACTAATAAATGTAGTACCAGGGAAATACAAATATGGATACAAAACTTTCTTAACTCTTGGAGTTCCAGTAGATCCCGCACTAATAGCGGTATAATTACTTTGGTTGGTATTCCAAGGAATTGTAAAAGTTGTTGCACCTGTTACAGTTACTGTAAAAGGAATTCCATTGATTTGCGGCATACCAGTTGTTGTTGTCTCGAATAAACCTTCGAAAATAACAACATCACCAGATTTCAAATTATGGTTAGTGCTTGTCGTTACAACGGCAGGACTTGCCTTTGTAATTACGTTTACTGTTAAAGTAGGACCAAATTGAAGAAGTTGACCTGCTTCAAAAGTACTAATACCATTTGTAATAACTGCATCCATAACAAGGTCTGGTGTTGCATCGTACACATTTTGTACGGCAAAGCCTTGACCCATGCTTGAATACCATTCAGCACTGACAACTTGACTAGCTGCTGGTGCTGTGAAAGCATTAGTATAATTAGTAAACTGTACATACTGTGGTTTAAATGGCAAATTGATAATTTGCGCAGCACCTGTAGATGTAAAACTACCTCTAGCTATTTTTGAATATTCAGCCATATTACACCCCCAAACTTGAGTTGCGTGTAGAGACTAAATTACGAATAGCTGTGTCTTGAGTGATCGCCTGAGCTTGAGCAAACTTCACTGCTAAGGTAGCATTCTGAGCAAGCATCCCTGAATAATAAGGATCACGATAAATCAGGTTCATGGAATATCCATCCTGATTAATATGCGTGATTGCTTGCTTACCTAATACGGTGTTGTAATAAACATCGTTTAATGTACCAACGTTATTTATTGCAGCATTTCTAGCAACTGGTGCTTCAGAACTTGTCAAAATACGAATGTTAGCGACTGAACCATACTCAGAGGGTAACGCTGACGCATTGGTAGGATATTGCCATTGGCTCAAAAATGAAATTGAACCATTGCTTCCTAATGCATCAAAATCGGATTGGAGTTCTGTTGAGCTAAGCATAAAATATGCAGAGCGGACAGGACCTGTTCCAAAACGATCCATACCCTCAATACCTGACATAAACTTGTAGGCATTGTTAGTATCGAGCGTAGTAGCAACTAAACTAAAGTCAGTCAATCCCAAATTAGTTGGGTTAAATCCATTAGATCCACCGCCAGCATTGATCTGGGAAGCGGCTGAAATGATGTAATCGCGAAGGATCAAATCCTCTGCTTGACGCATTGCCACAGCTAAACGCTCTGACACCCAAGCGAGGACCCCCTCTTGGTCTTGCAAAATAACTTGTTCATTTATGATACACCCTGTCCCAAAAAAGGCCATTTGTGCATCAATTATGTCCTATCTGTTACTTATTGACCTGATTTCTCAGGCGGGCCAAATCTTCTCAGCTGGCCTCACTATGTTTCCATAGTGTTCAGAGCACCGCATCCTAATAGATCTGAATTAATTCCTGAACAATGTTTATTAAATTCTACGTCTTGTTCAAGACGCATTTTTGTTAATTCATTTGCTTCAGGACATACAGTCATTTCCATTAAGTCTTCTCGCTTGCTACGTTCAGGCTGCAATATAGGAAGTTCAAACCAATTTTCAATAAATTCTTCAATAATTTCAAAGTTATTAATTTCTGAAAACCATGTCCATTTTCTTGGATTATCGCTGCCATTAAATGAAACTACATAACCTATATGGAAACTATCATCATAATGAAATATTATTTCTGTTCCTAATTCTGGTTTAACTTCATATGTTTTCATTGCTTGCCCCTTGTTGTCCTTCTATTCTTAAATAGCGAGGAGTTCCAAGTCAATCAGAGAAGATTTATACAGCGCAACATATTTTCTACGCTGTGGAACTTGAGCTGGAGGATCAATCCCCGAATTTCCCAATTGAACAGTGGGTGGCTGTAGCGCACGTGGGCGCATAAAACGACAAGTAGTTCCGCCATTAGCTGGCATCGATACTTTGTCTGCTGGAATAATATAATTCATGGTTGGAACGGGGACGTAAAGCATAGCAGGAGCTAAGCTCTGGAGAATCATCGGCCCCAAATTTCCAGTGGTCGTAATCGACATGAGAAACCTCACGTTGTCGATTAGTGTGATATGATGACCGGCATGCGAACCTAACTACGCGGATTGTCGACCATATCTAACCAGTGACGCTGATCTGGGGAGCGAGTGCACATAACGCTTGTGCGTGCGAAGAATTTATGCTATATGATTGTGTTTTTTTTTGAAATAGCAGGAGAAAAAATTTATTAATGAATAGGAAAAATTTGTAAAAAATGAATTCATTAACTTATCAGCAAGACTTCGAAAGAATTAAAAGAAATTGTCGAGGTCAATCAAACAATTTACGAAGAAAAGGAATATTAGTTGTTCCAGAAAAATGTCAATTTGGATGGTGTGAAGATAAAATATTTCATAAATCACAAAGATTACAAATGCATCATGAAGATTATACAAAACCGGATTGGGTTGTTTGGCTATGCGCAAGTTGTCATATTAAATATCATTGTGGAACGATTAATGGACCTAAAAATATTTTTTTTAATTGGAATTGGCAATGTTATAAAGAATATAATCCTAAATATTTCCAAGAATATAGAGATAAACAGTCTAGTTTTTTCTTAAATTTGATTAAAAAAAATGAAAAATAAATGACCTACACACAAATGACAATATTTTTTCTGGTTTACATATTGATAAATCTATCATTTAGAATTTGGGGGATATAATGGGTGAAATTGAAGCCAAAAATAAAAAAAAATTGGTAAAAAAATCGATTGATATCGAAAGCGAATTTATTGGAAAAGCTATTGAACCGAAAAAGAAAAAGGAAAGAAAAGATGATCTTACGGATGAAATCAATAAATTTTTAAGTCAACCTATCAATTTGGATTCGATTAAGAGAATTTTAATGAGATTACAAGGTCAAATTTCTGATTATGATCTTGCAAATTCTAAAATGTCTATTTTTGGCATATCTACAGTTAGATATTATTCTGAAATATCAATAATGGACTATTTGATAAGGATAAATTATCGCAAAAAAAGCAATCTTTTTTATCTAGGTCATTTTATTCTATGTGATCTCTGTTTTTTCTCACCATCTCAATTGGATAAGTCTATTCTTAGACAAAAAATGGCTCATACAATCAGAGATTGGCTTGAAAAAAACTTGAATAAGATTTCTATCAAGATTGGTTACGATAACGTCTTCTTATCGTAATCAATATTTCTTTATGAAATTCTCAATCTTTTTTGCAAATCTTTCATCTTAGAATAAGCATTCTTTTGACCTGATTCAGAGAAATCCCCTACAGAATTATAAGGAGCAGCACCCACCCCAGAAGGCTGATAGTAAGGACTACGGCGGTTTGCATCTATTTTCTCTTGAATGGAAGGTTGTTTTGTTTCTGGTTTGTCAAGACCCATTGTTTTAATGGTATTGTAGACAAGTTTCTGTTTTTCAATCCCATCAGGCATTCTTTTAATGGATTCTGCAAGACCTGGAGCTTTATTCACCAATTTGACAAGATTTTCTTCTTTCAAGACATCGCCGAAATCTGCATTTTGTTTTATCCAATCTTCCTCATCTTTCCTATCAATCATCATCCTTGCTTTTTCTTCAGCTTTCCTATCAATCTTTTCTTCCATTTTCCTTTCAAATGAAGATAACTTTTTCTCTAATCTTTTATGTCCAACATAAGGTTCATCATCATTATCATCTTCATCATCGTCTTTATATGGCTTTCTTGCTTCTTGTAATTTTCTTTCCATTTCATCAATTCTGGCTTGCATTTCTTCTTTGTCTCGTCTAGCTTTTTCTTCAACTCTACGAAAGTTAATTTCTTTATCGGATGGTTTGTTTTCTTGGACTTGATTCACAACTTGATTTTCTGTCATACTAAAATTTCTCCTTGACGCTGAGATACGTTAATTCTCAATCATTAAAGATCAAATTATTATAAAAGGCAATAGATGGAGAAAATTAATGAAATTAAATAGACTTGAAACACATGATAGGTTATTGCATTTTAAAAAAGATCAGGAAGCTAATATATTTCAAGGGGCTGAAGATTGTCTAAAAAAGAATGAGGATTCTTTATTTTTTCAATCAAGATCACCTTATGTTTATATATTCGCCCATCCAAGAACTGCTGATGATGGCGTAACAAAGCGTATGTTATGGCAACCTAGATTATGGAAACCTCCGGCACAAACAAACTCATACTTATTTAGGGCACAATCTAACACTGATTTAATACAAATATGCTGGTTATTGCCACCTGAAGAAATATGGAAACAATATCAAACTGGAAATGTCACAGAAAATGAATACGTTTTATGGTCTATCAATGAATATTTATATAATAGAGATAGATTACAAAAAGATGAGCCGGATGACCTTTCAGACGAGAAAGGAAGGCCGATTATGAAAGAATGGATTGCTAGTAAAAGAATGGATAGAATAATGAAGAGGACTTATGGCGAACGATTATTATGAATTAGATGAATTGATGGAGGTTTTAGAGGAAATTAAGAAAAATGGGGAAGGAACTCTAAATTTTCCGAAGGCGATTTATTGCTTGGCAAAAGAGATTGAGAAAATCAAACAACAGATTTCGGAGGAGTTCCGATCTGCTTCTTAGATAGTTTTACCATGCCGGGAGTATCGTCTCTAACTCTGCCTAATTTTGCTTTGATTCCTGTACCATAATGATCACCCATGCCATATTTTGTATTGGCTGTATGGGAGAATCTTGGCTTTTTAGTCTTAGAAGGAGTTCTATTGAAGGGTTGAGCTTGTTGTGCTATTGCCATTAACCAACCTCATCAACTCTCATCGTATTGACTCGACCTTTTGGCAATACTGGAACTTCAACTTTAGGATTGCCTTCATGACCTACGGGTTGATTACGGCCAACGCCATAATGAGTACCAGCATTAATAAAATTACTTGAACGCTGATCATAATGTGGGCAACGGAAATCCCAAGGAGAATTCTTACCATCTTGTGGTTTATTTATTTCTCTTTGTTCTGTGACTGCAATAGGGTCTTTAAAACCAGATTTAGCGTTAATTTGTTCTTTATTTCTTTTCATAATACCTTCTTAAATGGAAAGCGCCGACTAGGAATCCCCGGTCCAATACGCTTTCCAAAAGTTAATTTCTATGCAAAGGCTTCATTGGATGAGCTTTAACTTTACCAACGCCCATTACTTGCTGAGCTTTAATTTTCTCTGTGGTATCTTCGTAATCCATTTCACTTCCTGCACCTTCCGCTGAAGATTCATTTTTTACTTTTGCACCCATTGGGAATACAGAGCCATTTGCTCCTTTTCCTGCCCAAAAAGAATGATCATCAATGCGTTGACCGCCTGAAGATGCTTTACCTTTTTTTTGACTATCTGCCATAACTACCCCGCTAATTGTTGTTGAGGCCTATTTTGCCCCAATTGTGATTTATTGCCCATAATATTTGCTATAAACTCATCCGCAAATGCATCTTTATGCGCTCTTTGTTTATCTGCTTCTTCCATTGCTTGCTGCTTATAATCTATTGTTTCAATATCATGCATTTTAAGCATGGTTTCAACCTCACCGAACTTAGCAATGACATCAACCATCTTTTCAAGAGCTTCCATTTTCGCTTTAGTGGAAAGAGATCTATTCTTAGAAACTTCAGCCATTCTTTCTTCAAGTAGGCCAATATTAGACTCAAACCTTCCATATCTTTCTTTAGCACTTGCAATGTTATTGGCTGCCTTAGACATGAGCTCTTTGAGTTTAGCTTCTTCAAATGCATGCTGGATATTTTGTGCTTCAGATTGGGATGCTGCTGCTTGTTCTTCTTGTTGTTGCAAGAATGGAATGATTTCCCCTTTTCCAGTGATATTAAGTTTAGGAATTATCATTGAAGGAGGAAAAACTTCTCGGCCAAATGCTTGGTTCATATCCATCATTTGTTGAGCTTGCAAGTTTTGCTGTGTAGGTGTTAGATCTGATTCTTCAACGAGGCATTGATACTTAGCAAAAACTTTGCTGTAGAAATGAGGAGATGGTTCTTTACCAAGATAGAGAGAAACTTTCTCTGCATTCCAGTTATTAAGTACAATTTGAAGTAGTTTATCACCTAGAAGTTTGTCTGAATAATCCCATTGATCAAAATACTTTTGGAATACCATAAGATTTGCAGCTTGCTTTAACAATACTGTTAAACTAGAAACTTGCTTATCTTGCTGGCCACTCCAATTTTCCATGTTGATGCCTGAAGTATTATAGATCAGGTCGGCCATTTGTTGAGCTAAGGCCATGTCTGATTCAGGAACTCCAGAGGGTTGAATCTTCTCAACGTCTGTCATGTCATAACCTTCATTAATTATGACGTCCCATCCTTGACCCGACTTTTTGAGGTTGTCTTCGTTGGCAACGGCACCGACTTTTCTTTTCCACCCTGCGTTAATTGTTGCAGCAGTAATATCGTTATTCGTGATAACTTTATAATTAAACAAAAATTGAGGATCGCGCATAGTGCGGACAAGGCTACGAACACGTAAATCATAATAGTTTATATGGGGTTCATAATTCCAATAATAAGGGATAAAGGGACAACCATCAAAACCAAGGGGGTTCTCTCCTTGATACATAAGTTGGTCATTTAATACAGTAGCTAATTTCCAACAAGGAACTTCAACATTGACTAGCTCCATGTCTTGGATATTATAAAGAATGGCGTCTAAATCAGCTTCTTTACCAAAATCAAAGAATTGATTGCGAGAGCGACTATAAAGACGTTGTTTCTTTCGTTTCCATTTGTACCATACATAGGATAAGACCATAAGGTCATTTCTTGCCATGTTGTAGTTTTCAGGCAAGAAATAAAAGCTCCCGTATCTTTGAGGCGTTCCAGCCATAGGAGCGATAGCCTGAATTTTATCTGGGAAACGATCCTCTGCTTCTTTCTTACTAATATACTCTTGACACCAGACAAATTGAGCGTCGGACATATCAGCTTGTCTAAAGTATGGATCAACGAGGAAAGCATTGTATTCCCATATCTTTGTTTTTAACGTGCCTTGGGCCTGGTCATCGCCTGAGAAATCTAAGTATGGCTGAACTAAACACATTCCTGCTATTGCTGCAAGCTCTTTTGCTTTAGATTTCTGCTCGTGAATTGCTCCAGAATTAGAAACGTGAGTAATTAGTTGAGTATATTCGTCTGTTGTTTCAGCATCTGCACCTTCAGTTGGAACATAGTTAAAGTTCTTTCGGTGTTGTCTCTCATATCCAGTGACCATGTTTATAGGCTGCTGAATGAGATTAAAATAATACTGGTTATAAGAAGAAGAAGGAGAAAAATTGAAATAGCGATTAACAAATGTTTGAGAACCTGCATAAAATAACGTATCTATGTTTGATTGGTTCCAGCGACTTTGTTCTATTGGCTGAAACTTGCTATATAGATTATCCAACCATTGTCTTACATTACCTTGATTGGGTTCTATTGCATTGTTCCAAGGAGGATAATACATTTATTCGTCTTTGATCCGTTTCCAGTAAAGTACGGTATCAGACTCTTTTAATCTTAGACCATCCCATAAAGTCCCTGTATGCCATCCACGCAGAGTCTTATCAGGAGTTTGAATCAAGCATAAGTCATATTCGCGAGGAAGATATTTTTTACAATCAATCCAACCTTCTTTGTCTGTATCTATATCTGTGTATTTGTATGGGATTCTTTTTTTCCCACACATTGACTTTGTGGTTTTTCCAACTATAATAATTTCAATGGCTTGAGTAATAGAAATAGCAAACTCCGTCTTTGAGTGCTAATTCTAAGATATGATGGGAATTATGGCAATACGTGGTAAAAATATTATTTGAATACAATACGATCTTTAACTTTTGAAATGATGCGAAACATGTCTCTAAGATCTTCTTCATCAATTTTATCTGCAGCTCCTAAAGTAGCCAATAAAAGCGAAATGACAATTTTAATGCGTTCTAAATCATAATCCATTGATTTAAAATAACACGTTAAATTAATTAGATCTTGAGTATATTTTTCGTGTAATTCTTCTCGTTCTTCATCAGAAAATTCTTTCATGTTCCAAACCTATTTTTCATATATTGCGTTGGATTATGGCTATCTATTTGCGCAGTATTGCCAATAAAGTGTAGTCCATTGGCTAAAGTCCTAAAGGCATCAGCTCCATGTGAAGCCCAATTGTGTAGAGGTTGAGACCGCCAACATGCGTTTCTATCGTCCCAATCTTTCTTATAGTTTTCCAAGCATCTTATACCTTGAGCGCATTTCTTTTCATCAAACCAACAACGATTAAGTATGTTCTTGACTTGATCTATACCTGTTATGATCTCTGATTTCTTAACCTTGATCAAGTTTATGCCCATTTTCCTTGCAAATGAAAGCCGTGTTACGCCTGTTGAATATTCGTGTACCTCGCAATCATGTGGAGCAAGATGCTTTTCGTAACAATATGGTTTAGATTTAACAAGAGTTATCCAATGTTGGAGAGAGTCACTGCCTTCAATGTAGTCAATTAGCCTTATTTCCTTGCCGTAAACCTGGAAGAACCATATCGCCGTTGAATCATTATAACCTAAGTCCCAAGCGGTGTAAACTGGAAGAGCTTCTTCGTGTGGTATTCTTCCTATTCTTCCTTCAACATGGGCAACACTCATATGCTTACTATAGTATAATCCTTCATTGCTTACTTGCCATGACTCGTCAGGTGTGGAAGGATACTCGCGCCACATATCCTCTGATTGCACAGCAAAACGCGAGGCATACCAAGCTTTCTGTTCGTCATCAAGATCTATCTTTACATTCTTTAAGTGATCGAAATACTTAGATAGGTCATCATCTATTCTAACATTAGAGCCAATGCGGTAGCCTGGCTCACGATGCCAAGGAAAGAAATGGAATTTGAAGTCAATTTTGGATAAATCATTATCTTTAGTCTTTTCAGCCCGCTTGCATATATCATAAAAATAACCATCTTTGCCTTCAGCAGTACTCTCAATAAAAATATATTGGCCAGGGGCGACAGTATTGAGGGAACCAGTAACGATTTCTTGAGCTTTATCGGGATATTTTGCACAGATTTTTCCAAATTCTGATATATGTAGATACTGAAATGTACTAGAGCGTAAGCTTGTGCCAACTCTTAATGATGACCCATTGCTAAACTTAAGCATTTGACTGGTGTCATTATCTGCTTTGATCTTGTCTATTAGTTGAGGGGGGAGGTTATCGTATGCGAATTTTACGCGTCTAAAGAGTTGTTGAGCATCTTCGAGAGTATGAGCAATAATTCCAGCAGACTGATTGGAATTGAATAGGCATCTATCAAGAAACAATAAACAAATGAAAGTACTAATACCAAGCTGTCTTGCCTTGAGAACAACATTGCAATACCACATGTTGTTATATAGATCTTCTTGAGCCCAGTTTAGATTAAACTTGATCTTGCGACCACGTTTATCGACTATGTGATATAGATTATTGATACGCCATTTCGGATTTGATAATCTTTCTAAAGCTAATTCAAGGCTTTGTTGTGTCATTAACTAAGTCTTTAGTGTTTCCGTCAATGTTTTCTAAACAAAATGCAAGAGGATCAGTTGCGCTTCCAGTTAGTTTTTGCTCTGTTTTTAAGTGAATGTTATGAGAATGACTCAATAGTAAAGCACACATTGGGTGTGCGAATTTACGTTTTAAACCACCTTTGAATATTGCTACCTTTTGTTTTGTCTTAAGTTTATTGTAAGCTTGGGAAAACTTATCGAAATAAATTAGTTCTTTTGTAATAGCCTCTTCCGGAATATCATTTTCTAAACACCAATCTTCAATAAATATATTGTCATTATGATCATTTACCCATTTATATAGATGATCAGCTAATTCGCTTACATATGGTTCAGTATATTTTATTGGCCTTCCGCCTGTTTCGCACCCAGGATATGGAGCATGACCTTTTGGTGGTGCCATCATTGAGCCTTAAATATTGCAGATAATAATATTAATAATGCTGATAAATCATAATGAGACACAGGCAATATCATAGCATGTGCCGGCAATTTTTCAATATTTCTATTCATTTCCTCTAACATATCAATTAATTCTTGCTTAGTAGGTTTAGCTATATTTTCATCCATAATTTGCTATCTTACTTCAAGTGTAATATTAATTTTTATGTTATCTGGTTCCCCGTCAAAATTCTCGAGTGTCCTTTCAATACAATCCTTGATTATGGGGTCATCTTCTCTTACCATATATTCATCATAGAGCGGATATTTTGTCGATAGAGTTTTATCACTGTCTTTGATTGTAACTTTTAGTTCGGAGAAGGTCATTAAACAATTCTTCCAATCGTAATATTTTTCTGTGCCCTGATATCTCTATTTCTCCACGTCCAACACTCTCCTGTTGCATCGATAAATGTTACCCAATGCAAATCTGTCTCAATGCCGTAATCAATCAAGAAATATGCCAGGCATGATCCTTTAGGAGAATCGAGAGGTATTGGAGGATCTAATCTAATCATTTCTTTTTAAGACATTTTTTAAAATTTTTTAAAGTTTTCTTATATTTATCGCTGCAATCACAATAGTTTTTTTCTGGTGAATCTAAATGATTTGCCTTACACATCATTTTAGGAGTATAAAACTCATTTTCCATGACAAGATTTAATTTAGGTAAAGGGAATTGATCTACATATCTTTGTTTTAATTCCTCATCTAATGAATCATAAATTTCATAGTCTATCCAATGATGGCATCTTTCTCTAAAATCGAGAGCACTTTTAAATGTTTCAGAATTTAAATAATCATAAATGAAATTCATCTTTACTTTTTCTTCATCTTCATTTTACTATCGCAAGCTTTATCTCGCTTAATGTCAGCTTTGACTAATGAGTCCATCTTTTTATCCATGACTTTTTTTGCTGATTTAATTTTCTTATCCATTATTCTACCTTGTTCTAATATTTTTTGTACTTCAGGCCACATTTTTTCATCATAATCGCCTGGTACATTCATCCATGATATGATAAGTTCACGTAATTGATTGTATTTATCACTCATCTTTTTCGAATATTTTTTTTATTTCATCTAATTTAATTTGAATAGAAATTAATTGAAATTAAATAGCGTTGATATATTCTTTTAACTGGTATTCACATTCATTATTTTTAATTTCTTCTTAACCTTCTTCATTAGTTCCATTTTCTTTGATATTAAGTCTTTTCATTAATTCATCAACTAATTTTATAATTTCCATAACAGTAAGTCTAATAGGTTTATCGTGATGTAATTTCAAACGAAGTGGGTCATGACAGCCAAATTCTTGAGCAATGTAACCCCTCCAAATTGTCATTATTTCATCATTTTCAAATTTTTCCCAATCTCTCATTTCTTCTTAACCTTCTTCGGCAATTTCTTCATTTGTGCTTTGCTTGTATGTTCCGCAAATTCTTTAGCGATTTCTGGTTTTTGTGAGAATAAATATTTTCTTTGTTGCTGTGACTTAAATGGAGACATTTTTATTCTCTATTTTAAATATTGCGAATTGAGGAATTATGTTTTGACATATTTTGCATTTCATAACGCGGGTATTGTTAAGTTAGGTTTAACGTCCGCGTTCGCTCGCTGGTTCTCGTCAATTAGATCGTTAGCGTGTCCCTCAGTATGAGCGAGATTTATTGAGTATGTACAGCCATTCAATACGAAAAAGGCTAAGATAATCGCGATTATAATCAGAATGAATGTCTGTAGATGATGCATCTTTCTTTCATTTCCCCACATCTTCCGATTGTATTTTTTTTTCGTCTTTATCCTGATCCATAAACGCACAACAACTTGTTAGCAATATCAAACTCAGAATGCTAAATTTTTTCATAACTCACCTAGTAAGAATTTCTTCAAAAGTGTCATAGTAGCATTCTAAGATTTCATCGTAAATTAAAATTTCGCTTCTAATATATGATTGCAGATCGCATTTTCCTAGAGTCATCGACAACGCTTCTTTCTCTTTTTTGTGTTGTTGCATTGAGTCCGCGAAATACTGCAATTTTGCTATAATTCGATCATGACTTGTTTGTTGTATTTGATTCATTGTTAAACTCCTCGCTTAATAATCCTATAAAAGTTAGATAACTAAAGTTAGGTTTAATAGTATAATCTCCAATTTTGATTTTTTTTTCTTTAATTAGTAAAATAATATCGTTAGCTGAAATATTTATTGTTTGTTGCATAATTTCCTTAAAATGCTGGCGGTGGTGGGTTGTATTTTTCTAATAGACGACGTATGAATTCGATTATTTTTTGTTTGTTAATCATTTGAATATTCAATGATGTGTAAAAGATCCTCAAACATGTCTTCGCGTTGTCTCCAATCAAGAAAATGCTCAGTTCCTACAACACATTTTTCCGGGAAATTGGAACGAAGCGAACGGTAAAGTCTCCATTTCTTAGCTATTTTTTCATATCGTTTGAATAAATCTGGTCTAATCATTATGACTCCATCATTATTTCAATTCGTATAGCATATTCACGCACATTGCCTTTTTCTTGCTTATATTCCCATTGAATATCTTTACAATCATCAGCACGTCCAATCGCTTTTCCAGGAATTAAATACTCTGAAATCGCGTCCACAACATATTTTAGGCTTGTTCTTAAATTGTCGTGTTCATCTAATAGTCGAGGTGCTATCCTTACGAGAGTTGCCTTGCATGGAATTGCTATGGGTGGTCTTTCGCTTAGAAGGACCGCTTTTATTTTTTGCTTTTGCAATCGATGCCTTCTAGCCTTCTTCGTCCAATGCTCCGAGCAATTTGCTTCACTAGCAGTCTTAAGGGGCAAGTGCCAATGCCAGATTGTTTTCATTTAAGATTCATCAGGTTAAATCTACCTCAGTTTTGCCTTCTTTGAAGAAAAACGTCAAGTTTATCTTTGAAATTAATCGTTAAGATTGTATAAAGATTGGTGCATATATTCCTTGTTTATTTTGTTTGGGATTTGTTTTAGGTCAGCATTCATGGTGGGTGCTGGCCTTTTTTATTTAGAAAGGAAATTCTCCTTGATCACTATCTTCATGTGTATTTGAATTTGGTTTCATTTTTGCAACATAATCATTTGCAGCTTTCAAAATTGAGTCTTTAAATTTCTTATCCATGTCTTGATTTTCATAAGCTATATAAGAAAAGTATTTTTTCTTTCCCTGAGATTCATATTCCTTTGAAGGAAAAGAAATCCACTGCTTTCCGCTCGAATCGAACAATGTGCAATCTCTAATAACAAGTCCTCCCCATTTCGGAATCTTTATACTAAATTTTGCTATTAATGAACCTTTGTTAATTAATTCTAATTTCAATATTTCAATCATTTTTAGTTTCCTCTATTTTCTGTTTACAATAAAATTCAAAAGCATGCTTTTGAACACTCAAATTATGTTGATTTTCTTGGCTATATTCTCTCGTTAACTTCTCAAATGCCATGCAAAGATGAATGAATTCCCATGAATTTACAAAAGGTTTTTGCCATTCAGGCAAATATTCCTTCAGAGATTCGTTATATGTCTCATATTTTTCTTCAACTTCCTTCTTTTTCTTGCTTTCTCCAAATCGTTTTGCAATGACATCAGCCTTTTCTAAAGACTTATTTCTTTCTTGAAATTCTTGAAACCTATTTCTTTTGACCATTTTACTATTTTTTATAGGGGGGCGCTACCTTGGTATTGCTGTTGATGTTTTATGTCTTTATACACAATTTAAACCACATTCTTTGAAATGTTTTTTCTTTCCTTGAACTGTCTTTTTGTTAAAACGTTCTTAATTTGATCGCGAAATCCTTTGTCTGAAAAATTTATTATATCCGGTGGTGCTTGCCCCCTTTGAGGGGTAAATTCAATTGTTTTTGAAAGTATTTCTATCTTGTAATTTTCATTGAAAAATGAATTTGCTACTTGTTGAGCAAATTTCTTGTTATCTTCGACAGAATTGGCTTGGATGGGCTGATTGATTTCTTTTTGTTTTACTGCTTCAATCACCCACTTGAGTATGCGATAGTTATCGCTATGGGCATCGACAGATTTTGGATTATTCAAACTTTTGGAGGTCTTCCATTCCGAAAGTTCTTCGTAGCATTTTTCAGTGAGTTCAATCCCTAATTTTTGGACTAGTTTCGCATGCTCTTCCTCGGAAGTATGAATATTTTTTCGTCTTTCGATCAAACTTTGTTTATATTCTTCTGAGTGAACTTTAGATTTCGATTTTTTTTGTTTAGATTTATTGGGTTTTTCTTCTGTTTTGTTTTGTTTAGTTTCATTTTCAACAGAGTTAGTTGGACTAATAATATACGTTATGTCTAATTCTTGTTCTAAAGTTCTATTTTCTAAATTTTTATTGTCAAAGATAAAATCACAACCAACGACTTTTTGGCCATTTGTTAAAAATTCATCTTCAATCAAAAAATTAGATTTTTTTTCGAGCGCCTCGCGCGAGATATATTGTTCTTCTTTATTCTTAATTCTTTCTTCTAGATTGTGGTTACCGGTTGGTTGGCGGTTGGTTACCGGTTGGTTGTTTAGTTGGTTGATGTTTTCACAAAAAACATCTGTAGACCATTTGTAGCAAGTGAATCTGTTGGTTACTGAGTTGGTTGACTTTTTGAGCAAAGGTCCATTTGGTGTAGAAAACAGTTGGTTGATAAGAGTTCGAATTTCTTGCTCCGTTAATCCTGTTTCATCAGAACATATTCTTCTACCAAAGATAAATTCGAATTCTTCTAAAAAAATTTCTTTATGATCATGATATACTTTTCTTTTTACTGTACTACATCTCGAAAAACACCAACTTATGAATGCAAAAACTTTTAGATGATGGCCATCTGATCTGGGTTTAAACCAACCATTTTCTTTGAAATATTTTGGAATTGGAGTTTCAAAGCAATAAGGAATTTTAGACATACCCAAACTCCTTAAGAAGACTTCCATGATCTAAATACATCAAATGGAATTGGTCTTTGCTATTAATAAAATTAATATGACCTTTATCTTTTAAATTTTTCAAAACTTTTAAAAGTTTATTTTTCTTCCAGTTAATGCAATTTTTTTTAAATTCTTCTAAAGAAAATATTATTAAAGGAATCCAATCAGGACTTGTTTCGGCAGTAATGCCTCTTGATTCAAATGATCCTGATTTTATCTGTAAAGCAAGAAGTTTAAGAAAATAACCAAGAAATATTGATTCATCAAAACTAAATTTTTCTGACATAGCACTCCACAAAACGTTTGATCAAATTTGTGCAGAATGCTAAAATGAATTTGCAGAGTTCATTTAGTGCATACAGCACACAAAAAACCACGTTACAAGCGTGGTTTTTTCGTTTCACAATATATTCAAGATCATTCCAAGTGTACGAAAATATCGTACAACTGAAACGCGATAATATTGCGTCGACAACATTTTTGTGGAGTAAAATAAAGACTTTACATTTCTTCATTAAAATTAAAATTTTAATTTGAGAAAGTCTAAGCTACTCCTAAGAAGCAATATTTATCAAATTTTATTTTAAGATCTTGTTAAGATTTTCAGTTTTCCTTTTTTATTTCGTTGTTCCTGCAAAGCTCTGAAGGCATAATGTTTTTCATAATAAGTACTGTCTTAATAGCCGTTAAGTCTTTCTCAATAGCATTAAATCTATCATTCATTTTCTCATTTAATGACCAAAAACATAAAGCAAAAGAACCCAATATAACTATTGTATCTGCATGTTTCGTAAACCATTCCATAATCACTCCCCTTTCAATAATTCCTCTACTGTAACCTGGCCATTTGTTGCTTGTTCAATTAATTTTGCTAATCTCAAACTTGGCTTTAATTTCTCGTTAGCTATTCCTGAAATTTGATTGCGACTATAACCAATCATTTCACTAAATTCTTTTATAGTAAGTCTGTTTTGAACCAGATAAACTTTAAGTTGCATATCCATATTACCTCTTTTTTTTATATTTAAGCATTTGCACAATTTTATGTAAATGACAAATATTGTGTTGCACAAAATTGTGCATTAGTGTAATATATTGTGCATATCAAGCCAGTCTCCCAGTTATCCGGAAATACCGGACAGGTTGTAGCGGTTAAGATTTAAGTAAAGTATTAAAAATTGGCAAGTGAACAAAGTGAGGATTATATGACAGATTTACAAAAATTAATCGAAACAGCCTTACTTTTGAGCCAAAATCTCGAGAAGGCAGCATCAGAAGAGAAAAGGTTCTGCGTGGATATTTGTATGACTTTAGAAAAAATGTCATGGGAAGCTATGTGTTTATCGAATGATCTTCAATCAATTAAAAATTTTGTATAATATACAATTAATAGGTAATGAACATGTACTTTGATACATATTTAGAATACAAAGACTCAGTTATGAAAGATCAAATTGAAAACGAAATGCGACGACATCAGAATATAGCTCTCGATGCAATATCTCGTATCGCGCATTTCGAAAAAGAGGTCTTAATGAGAATATTAGCCTACTCTTACAGTGAAGAGCATGAGGACGCGATGAAACTAGCACAAACTCTGAATTTAGGTAAATTAGAATTTTTTTCAATCCTTGACGATTACGATAGTTTCAAGGAATTATATTTAAAAGATCAAGAAAAACAATACGAACAAGAAATGGCACAGAATTTTTAAGGAAATATGATGAAAAGTTTAAAGGAATACACACAAATAGAATTATACAAAGTTTTAGATAATAATGAATCTCATGATGCGCTAACTTTAGCCGGTATATGCTCAGAAATTCTGAGAAGACAGAAAAGATGCGATATATCAAAAATTAGATCATGTTTAGATGAACTATGTAATTTAGGAAGATGTGAATACATGGAAAGAATTGAAAATTTAAAATATGAAATAGAATCAGAATTAGGAAAATTATGAAATACAGATTTGAAATACACTATATGAATAAACTATTAAAAGAAATCGGTGAATTTATGTCTAAATTAGATTTATGTCATAATATTTATGCATTAAAAGAAATCATGACTTTTACAGCTCAAAAACAACTATCAATAAAAGAATTAAAAGATCTCATCACTGAGGCATACAAGTCTTGTGATTGCGAGGTCATAAATATCGAAGGGGGAACAGTAGAATGAATCAATTATCACTGTACGAAAATAAAGGGGGGGGACAAAATTTCACTCCCCTTTTCGATAATAAGAAATTAGATTTACTTAAGAATACTATCTGCAAAGGCTCTAATGACGATGAATTCGAGCTTTTCTTACATGCATGTCAAAGGACTGGTCTAGACCCTTTCATGAAGCAAATTTACGCCGTAAAGCGTCCAGAGCGTCAAAAGGATGGTACATGGCGTGAATCTATGTCTATTCAAACGGCTATTGATGGATATCGTTTAATTGCGGAAAGAACTGGTAAATACTCCCCAGGCAAAGAACCTACTTATCAATATGATCAAAATGGAAACATTGTTTCAGCGACTGCTTATGTTAAAAAACAAACTGCTGATGGAACGTGGCATGAAGTAGCAGCAACTGCATTTTTTAACGAATATTGCCAAAAGACAAAAGAAGGAAAACCGACTAAATTCTGGATGCAATTAGGTCATGCAATGATAGCTAAATGTGCAGAAGCACTAGCATTGCGTAAGTCCTTTCCTGCTGAATTATCAGGTCTCTATACAAAAGAAGAGATGATGCAGGCAGAAATTGAAGATGTAACAAATTTGAGTCAGATTAAAGTTGATACAAATATGAGTCAACAAACAACTATCGATCATATCGCGCAACCTCTCGAAATGATCGACAATAAGCCTAAATCTGAAGAAAAGAAATACATTAGCAAATCTCAAATTGTAGAATATAATCTTAATTATGAAAAGTGCGACGAAGAATTCCAAAAATATATTGATGACATTGTTTCTACATTGAAAATTCCAGATCTTTCAAATATGGAAGAAAAGACCTGGAAAAAATTTATGGCAACATATAGGAAATATTTCGATGAAAAGAACAAGGTAAAATCATGAAGCTATGTCCTCTGATACAGAAATCGAAAGAATGGATTGACTTTAGAAGGTCCCACATATGCGCATCGGATGCACCTGTAATCATGCAAATGAGTCCTTTCAAAAATATAGATCAACTATACAAGGAAAAAAATCAAGGGTTTGAGCAGGTTGCAAACCCTTATATGCAGCGCGGAATAGATCTTGAACCCATTGCACTTGAAAAATTCGAACAGGAAACAGGTTTGATCATGTTTCCTTGCGTTGCAGTCCATGATAATATTGAATGGATGGCCGCTTCTTTCGATGGTGTCACAATATGTCGCAACGCTATATGTGAGATAAAATGTCCTGGGAAAAGAGATCACTTCGCTGCAACGAATGGGATAATACCAGAAAAATACAAAGCACAGCTTCAACACCAGCTTGTCGTTTCTGGACTTTGGGAAATGTTCTATTATTCATTCGATGGAGAAAAAGGTGTCATCATCGAAGTTAAAAGAGATCAAAATTTTATAGATGTCATGATTGAGAAAGAAATAGAGTTTTGGGAGAGATTGCAAGCTCAATTTGTAGAAAGTTATTGATATATAGTCTATCCATCTATATACAATATAATATTTTATATATATATTGTAATACATGGAGGACTTATGATAATTGTTATAGGTGGAGTTAAAGGAGGAAGTGGTAAAACTACAATCGCTACAAATTTAACCGTTATGCGAGCTTCCCAAGGCTATAAGGTTTTGCTTGTTGATGCTGATGAACAGAGATCCGCAACAAGTTGGAGCGATCAAAGAGAGGCTAATGGATTTGAGACCTCGTGGGTCACTATCCAATTGGGAGGTGAAAACGTAGGCTCTCAAATTCAAAAGATGATGAAAAGTTACGATGACATAATTGTTGATGTTGGTGGAAGAAATACAAGATCTCAAAGATCATCAATTATCGTATCAGATATATATGTCGTTCCATTTCTTCCAAGGTCCTTAGATATTTGGACGCTTGGTCAGGTCAAAACAATCATTGCTTCAGCAAAAGAAATTAATCCAAATCTAAAAAGTTATGCTTTAATTAATCGAGGCGATGCGATTGGAAATGATAATAAAGATGCAATGGACATTCTTTCTGATTGTCCCCATCTAACTTGCATTCCTGTTATTTTAGGACAAAGAAAATCATTTTCGAATGCTGCTACAGATGGTCTTGGAGTCATAGAATTAAAGAATACTGATAAAAAAGCAGTTCATGAACTTTCAATGTTGTATGAATATATATATAAATGATATATATGTTGTAATACAATAAGGAGGTAAAATGCCAGTTAAACCCCCCAATAACAATAAAGTAAATTTAGAAGATGAAAGGGTTAGGAGATTCTTACGGGAAGGATCTCCAGTTTTAGAAGATGTAATTGAGGAAGAAAAGAAAATTCAAGAAAAGAAAAAAAGAGAGGAAGAGGAGTGGACAATGATTTCAATGCGAATTCCTGTGAAATTACTAAATGAAATGGATGCCGATGCAAAAGCATCTTATATGAATCGCTCAGCTTGGATGATGGAAAGTTTTAAAGATAAATTGAAAGGTAACAGAAATGTCTAAAGATGAATCAGGTTTTATTTATGTTATCGAAGATGAACCAAATATTTGTAAAATAGGGTTTTCAAAATCTTTTCCAAGCTTACGTCATAAGCAAATAACTTGTTCTTACCATAAAGATTTTAAATTAGTTGGATTCTTTAAATCTGATACAGCATTTAGAGATGAAAAAACCATTCACAAACTTCTTAAAGAATACAGATTGAAGGGGGAATGGTTCTCTCTAAGTTTTAAAGAGATAAAAAATAAACTCAATTATTTTTTTTCAGAGGATATTGAGATAGAGGAAAAGTTGTATAACGAAAATGAAAAAGAATGGATGAATATGAATCTTAGAATAAGAAATGATATTCTTAATATTGTAGATGAAGAAGTAACAAAACGAATTGGTATGAATCGTACTGCATGGATATTGGAAGCTATTCAGGAAAAGTTTAAGAGAGATGATTTATGAGAGAACAACAACTCCTATTATTTGAAGAACCCTGGCAAGAAAAACATAAACGGCAGTTGCAACAACTAAAAGAAAGCCAGGATGTATTAAGAAAAAGCTTGCATGCAAAAAATAGCGTGCTTCAAAAAGAAGTTAAAGAATTGAGAAGTGAACTTGAATTTTTAAAGGCGCATATATGTAAAGGGAATCTGTTTTTATGAGTGGAGAATGCGATTCATGCGGTGAGCATTGTTTAGATTGTATTTGTCATTCTGAAAAGCATTATGAAGATGCTACAATACATGTTAAACAAATGTTTAAAGATTTTTTGAAATATATGTGGGATCCTAAAGTTGAATGGAATTCTTCGGATGAATTGATCGATGGTTTTATAAAGGAATTTATTATAAAGGAGCAAATATGATTAAAAAATTTCTCATCACAACGATGCTATGTTTTGTTCCATTAATAGCAATCGAGAAAATCTACATTGACGACGATCAGTTGGATCATAAACATGATGCTTTTCACATACATCAAGGCAATAATGTATGGCTTGAGACTTCAACAGTTCATCGCGATAAAACCGGCATGTATACTTTTGACTCACATATATTGAGATCGAAAAAACTTAGCTCGGAATACTTCAAGAGATGGAAATGTCCTTACTGCTATATGTATTGGCCTTTAGGAACCGCTTGCCAAAATCCTGATTGTCCATCGAAATATAAGGGATAGTATGGATTTGGATTTGGAAAATTGGCCCCCACAACTTCAGTTTATTTTTATTTCAATGATGAAATCAGCAATCTATTTCAAAGAAATGGGTCGTGATAAAAATTTCTATTGTGAATTCGCTAAAGAAATTTGGGTTTCAATGGAGATGTCCGATCTGGATGAACTTAAAGAAATAATTAATGGTAAAATGAAAAAAGATCTTGAGCCTTATGTTAAATCATATATGGAACGTAATAAAAAATGAACGAAAATCTAGAAGAAGAAGCATTTAAACTACTGTCTGTTTTCCGTAGAATCTCCCCTATTTTTCTCATGAGAAGATTTAAGATCAATTTCGAGATGGCCGAAAAAATATGTTCCAGAATAGCTCTTAGGCAGCATTTGGATATTAGGAAGTTTGTGAAGGATGGTAGAGATGGAAAATAAATTGAAAATAGCAATCGAAGCACTTCAGACAATTTCTAGAATTGGGGATAGATTATCTCACATAGAATGTTCTTCTAGTATTTATTCTTTAGATGATGATGAATTTGGAGATATAATGTTTATGAGAGATCTTGCTGATGAAGCTTTGATGAAATTGAAGGATTCTAGTGATGGAATGTGAGCATTGCAAAAATGAAACAGATATCTTGTATTGGAATCCATCTTATCCCCTTCTAATAACGAAGGGCCAGCAATGGAGAGGGGTTACAACTTCAGGTGATATTCTTTTTATTTTGGATACATTACAGGTAAATATAGAAAGGATGTGAACAATGGAAAATGAATTGAAAGATTTTGAATATGTTCCTATTACATTAAAAAAACCTGATGGATCATTTATGACTGCTTTTCGAATAGCAGATTTGCCTAAAGGAGAAGAAGGTGTTGTTACTAGATATTTAAAAGAAAGTCTACCACTTGACAAATAATTGCGTGGTATATGCGCGATTACGTCTATAATTAAACTTAATCACAATTATCAGACATGGAGCATTAAAACATGAATCGAAAAGAAAGAAAGCTCTCATTCATCAGATCTAAAAACAACATGAAGTCTAAAGGTTATATCCCCCCAAAATGGATTTTAGAAAATAATTCATGGCCGACAAAATGGAAAAATACCAAACC